GTATAGCAATATTTAGAGATATTCACATAGTCAAAAGGAGAAAAACCAAAACCATGGGAAACAGCACAAAAGAGCCCTACGGCAGGCGCAGCAAGGCCGATAAGGGTAACCTACCCTATAACCCTAATGAGAGGATGGGCAGGCTATTTAGCGAATCAGAGCTGCAATTGATAGAGGATTACAGCAAGCTAGGAATGAGCGTTAAGGATATCTCAGAGGCTTTATTTATAAGCTTTTCGAGCTTTCAGGAGATCATGAGACGCAATAAATCGATGGTTGAAGAATACGACGCTGAAGGCGGCCTCAGCAGGCTTAAGGATGATATATTCTATATAAACCCATGGTATCGGTGGCAACGTGGGAAACACCTTCACAAGCTAACGATCTCCAAAAGCGTGCTAGAAAAGGCTGAAGAAGGAAATATACCAATACTACTACACCTAGCTAAAACACGCCTAGGCTGGACTGAGACGGCGCCCGTGGCAATCCCTGAAGCTGATCAGGTACTAGGCTTAGAAGCTGGTGAGGATAGCTCTACGGCTAATATAGAGGATATCTCAGACAATGAACTTGATAAGGCCGTAGCTGAAGCCCTGAAAGTGATAGATATAGAGGCCAATGATGTGAGTTAATGAAGGCTTGAGAGGCTGCAAAACGCCGCTTGCCTCTCTCCTTTTCTGAGATATTCACGCCTTCCAACCCTTCCAAAACGGCCTGATTTTGCCCTATTTTACCCTATTTTTAAGCCATAACGGCCTGATTTTGCCCATTATTTGCCCTATTTTTGCCATATTTACCAAGCTGAAAACGGACTTTTAAAAAATCGCCCTCACTGCGTTCGGGTTTCGCTAAGCGTGACCCACACAAATTGGTGTAAGAGGTGACACGGATTAATCAAGGAAATCAATCAGTTGCTTAGATGTGAGAAGGAATCTATGTTGGTGTGTTCTATTAACCCCCGCTAATTTACACAATAATTTTTCAAAAAAAATTCCTAAAAAAAATTACACGTTTGACATTTGGCCCCTCACCATGTTTACTAGGCACATAACCAATTTGGAAGGGATATCAATATGACTGACCTATTCAGGGGTATCGAGTTTGACCACGAAGATTACCTTGGCAGACGAATTAATCATGGGGATTCTGTTATTTACTTAACGGCAATCTCCAGGAAGTTTGACAAGGCTCGCGTAGTTGGGTTTACAGAAAAGAAAGTTATCTTACAGACAGACGATGGCGAAACGGTTCGTTATCCTAATCACTTATTAATCATTGAATGGGAGTTATTATGAAACTTAGCGAAATGAACGAAGAACAAAGAGCATCACACCATAAACTAATTGCTGAGCAAATGTTTGACATTACCCAACGCTCTCTTGATGCCTGTGATGGATACCAAGACTACATAGACTACATGGGTTTCGTAATGGACGAAGTGTCTCATGTATTTATGGAGGGTTTAAAAGCTAATGAAGGCGAAATGAAGAAGTTTGCTATTAACAGCCTTCGTTATAAGTTTGAAATCACCGAACTACCAAAGCAAGAGGTAGCTGAAGATGGACAATAGGAAGCTTCAAAAGCATTTTGGCCTTGTACCCCCGTCCAGTGAGACACCAGAGTATTACCCGAAGGAAACCTATGAGCCTATCAACGTCATCGACGCATGGGATCTGTGTTTTCGTTTGGGGAATACCTTAAAGTACATTGCCCGTGCTGGTAAAAAGACTAAAGACCCGTTACAGGATTTGGTAAAAGCTCGTCATTACTTAACGCTTAAGATTGAGCAGCTAACTACAGAGCCAGTCGAGTCCGAAAAGTCTTGGCTAGACCCTGACAGCTATAAACTTGGTAGAGAGGTTACGCGTGAATACGATATTCCTGATTTTACTGATTAACTGGGCAGTGATCGGTATTTATCACCTCAATGAAGAGATGATTGATAACGATTGTCGCCTAGATGTGTTCTCATGGACGAATATCTTAATCTTTAACTTCTTAATTTCCACTTTTGGTCTACTTTATGTAATAATACTCTTAATTTTAGAGTTTTTACGCTTTTTAGACCGAAAAAAGAGAAATTATGGACAAAAAAAGAGCTAAAGAAGTCCTTGAGGAATACCAAAGAAGGCAGAAACGGAAGGAACTTTTACACAAAGCACCGACCGATCTGCTTTCCTACATACAATATGTTAAGGATGACTATGTAGTTTCCTGGCATCACAAGGCGTTATGCGACCGTCTTACTCGCTTAAAAGACGAAAAATCCAAGAAAATTATCATCACAATTGGCCCCCAGCGTGGAAAGTCAGAAATAGTTTCCCGTAAATTTGGTTTATGGTGGCTAGGTAATTTCCCCAGTGCTAAAATAATTATGTCTTCTTATTCTGCCGAACTATCAAACTCCTTTAACCGAGATGCCCAACACACAGCATCATCCGTATCGCACAAAGAAGTTTTCCCAGACTTAGAGACAGGTCACGAAAATAAATCTCTAACATTAAGGGGCAACGATCTTGAAACTGGAAAAGGCGGTCATTTATATTCCGTTGGTGTGGGGGGTACTACTACTGGTAAGTCAGCAGGTTCGATTGGTAAGAGTGCAGACCCAGGCCTTTTCATTATTGATGACCCTACGAAGGATTTGGCTGAAGCTTTCTCAGAAGTTAAACGACAATCCATAAAAGAGTGGTTCCAGTCGGTCGTATCAACTCGTATTCACGGTACGTCCCATGTAATCGTAACTCACACGCGCTGGCACTCGGATGATTTGGCTGGCTGGCTAATTGATAACAATCAAGATGGGGAGTGGGAGGTTCTTTCTTTCCCTGAACTTGGGCCTGACCTTGACTACCCTAATCCGTATGACCCACGTACCAAAGATGATGAGCCTTTGTGGCCATCTGAAAAAGGTAATTACGACGAGCTCATGAAGATTAAGGCAGCCGTGGGGGATTACGTTTGGGCAGCTCTTTATCAGGGTAAGCCTCGAATTGCTGGTGGTAACATCGTAAAAGAGGACTGGATACAATACTATACCCAGCTACCGTTTGACCCTTCTAAGCTTCGCAGCTCACAGTTAATCCAAGGATGGGATTTAACATTTAAGAAAACCACGGATGGTTCTTATGTTGTGGGCGCGACTTTTGCTCGTTACGAATCCCAGTTTTACCTTCTCGACTTCTATAGAAAGCGTGTAGGTATCGGCGATACGATGAAGGCCATTAAGCAAATGTCTGAAAGGTGGCCTAGGTGTCGTCAAATTCTCGTGGAAGAGAAAGCGAACGGTTCGGCTATTTTGGAGTTACTTAAAAAACAGGTTTCTGGGATGATTCCTATACTACCTAACGCATCAAAAGATGAAAGACTGGTTGCGGTCGCTCCATTCTTCGAGGCGGGAAATGTCTATCTTCCTGATATGTCTGTTCACACGAAAGACATTGTGGAAGAACTTACGGCGTTCCCTGCTGCACCAAACGACGATATTGTGGATTGCTTTTCCATGATTCTCGATAGGTTCTCAGGACTAAAAGGTAAACGACACTTAGAAGCCATGTCTCGTGCGTGGTAATTTTACAACAAAGGAAAAGATATGAAATCACTTAGTAGAAAACAGATTGATAACTACGAAAACGCTATGACTGGCCTTGGTATGGCTGGTACTGACAAGGCTGCTTCAACTACAGTTAGATGGAGGCCTCTAGGTTACACTGAAACTGCAAGACTTTATGGGGGAGACGCAATCGCAAAGAAGATCGTTGATCTTATCCCAATGGACGGCATGAGAGAGTGGATTGAATATAATATGCCATCCGAAGGTAAGGGTGCAGACAAAAAGTTCAACAAGATCGTTACGAAGCTAGAAGAAGAATTTGATCGTCTTGGATTCAAGAATAAACTTCGTGAAGCTTGGCGCTGTGGTAGATTATGGGGAGATTCATTCCTTTATATTTCGATAGATGACTCTTTAGAAATCTCAACGCCTGTAGACATGGAAGGCATAAGAAAAATTAATGCCATTCAGATACTCTCCACTCAAGATGTATCCATCAGCTCAGAAGACATGGATAAAAATCTCGCAAGCCCGAATTATGGAAAGCCCCTGCTATACACGGTCAGTGGTGACGAGGGACAGATAATAAAAATCCACCATACTCGTATGCTTGGCATCCCAGGCGAATTCCTTCCAAAAGAAATGCTTGAATCGAATAACTACAAAAATGATTCCGTCCTTTCCAAGTGCGCAGCTTCTATTAAGGGTTATGGCTCGGCAATCGCGAATATTCCTAACCTAGTTCTCGAATCCAACGCACCTGTATTCAAAATGGAGGGTTTAGCAGAAGCCTTAGCCGAAGACGATGCTGGTCTTGTTCAATCACGACTTCGCCAGGTACAAAGAC